TGTTGTGTTTTTGAATTGATGCGCTTTCCAAGAACAAACGCGCATTTATAATCACAGTTGAAACAGTTATAAACCCAATTGGTAGCACTGATAAATTTTATTCCACCGCGCTTTCGCTTGTCTGTTTTGTGACCTCGATGCTGACAGCAAACCGCATTAAAGCTGTACCAGCCACTGCCGGTAGCTTTCTTTATGCCAGGAATTACAGTTAGAATATCAAACATCTCTCTATCTTATCATGATGGAGAGAATATTACAAATTTTGTTGTGCCAATTATCGCGCTAGAACGTTACTGACAACACCTGCGTTACTGTAAAATGCCATACGTACAAAAGGATGAAACCCTACAATCGTATAACCAAAAGTATCTGTGGTGTTAGGCTCGTATTCGTGAAACTGAATAGGATACCAGTCGGCTGATCCTATAGTACTGCCTTCGATGGTCACGTTCCCATTATATTCAGTATATCGAGCTTGGATGCTCAAAATTGGGTTATCGGCAGTGTTGATAATACTCGTATAGTAAATGTTCGCAGATTCATTACCATATCCAGTGTCATTTGGGTTTGGAAACGGCTGTCCGGTAGGAATGGTGACGATTTCGCTTGGAACAAAACTTGGTAATACTGAATTAACAATATTTAGATCACCACGAGCACCTGCGTTTTGATCTACGAACACGGGATAGCCGAACTCGTTTACAGGTATTTCCAGAGAATAATGTGCTAACTGTGCAGGAAAATCTTCAATTTCAGCAGGACTCACATGCAGAGCGGCTATGCCAGTCAACGGCAATTGAAGAGTTAACGCTTTGCGTAATAACACTTCAGTGCCGTCATTGTTGATGATTCTGCAAATAATTTCTTTACCGGTAATATCTACGGGCTTTTGTTCTTGATTAATAAATTGGAATTGGATTTGATTGTCCACGCCCTTGTGTAAAGTTAACGTTTTTGCATACTGTGGCATATACTTCCTCGGATTAAATCCTGATAATAGAACGACTATTTGTCGTTGAAAATAATAGTAAACTGAAGTTGAATACATATTGGTGATGTCGCAATGAGATTTTATATTACATAATTATTTATCAAAACTAGTTTTCAAGAGTAAATAAGAATTACACATGATTGCAAAAGATTTTTTCAAAAAGCTGACTGAAAGCCACCCCTTTATAACCGTATTGTCCTACGCGAATCAGGACTATGTGGGCATAATTCAAAATAGAGACGATTTGATAACGACCATTTATGACTATGGTGTTATAGTAGATTCCAGAGCTAAAGAAAAGTTCCTAGAATTGGGCGACGTTTGGTGGTGGGAAAGCAACAGAACAATACCGATTAATCTTTTTCTTAAGGAAGATTGGGCACCATTTAAAACGTGCTTACGGACCTTTACTAACAAAAGCTTAATTATCGTTCACGGTCCAATAGTCAACTTAACCGACCTAAACAAGCGTAAAAGCAAGCGTAAATCAATCACTCTAGTCAAACGCTTATCTTAACTTCTTCTTTTGTCGCTGTCTTGCCAGTTGCAGCGTGACTGGTCCTACCTTGGTATCAAAACAGATACCGTCCAAATGATCTCTTTCATGCTGAAAGACCCTGGCAATTAATCCCGAAAGATGTTCTTCCACGGTGTGCCCCGTTACTACTTGATACTTGACGGTAATCGTGGTCGGTCTTTTGACCTTGAGCCATAGATTCGGGAAGCTCAAGCAACCTTCCAGCTCTTTTTCTTCGCCTTCAGTGCTCATGATTTCAGGATTGATACATGCAAAAAACTTGTCCCGATTTCCCATTACGAAAAGGCGCTTGAAAATACCAACTTGAGGAGCAGCTAGTCCTATACCGTTGGATATTACCATCAACTCGCACATTTCCTTCACTAACTGTGTTGGATTTCCGTCAACGGCAAAATCCCAAGGCTCAGAAACCTGACGTAATAGCTTGTCACTTTCTGACAACAGTTTAAGCATTATTGGTTTCCTCTACAAATAGCTTGGACCAAAGCTTGAGTTTTTCCCGTTTTGCTTGGATACCAATTCTCAGAGCATCTTCGTCTAGAATTCCTCGCTCTTTTAGTATTTCTACCATGCAGAGCATATCGGCTACCTCATTGTTCAGTCTTTCTTGAACTGTTTCGTTCAAGTGGTTATATTCCAGACCAAATCGTAACGCCTTACTGACTAGCTGCTGGACTTCCGCACATTCTTCAGCTAAGATTACCAACGCTTCTTCATTTTTGTTCATTTCGTTCTCCTAATAGATTCATATGTACTACCACCAATTGCGCATAGGCAATACTATGTGATTTCTTAAAACTATATTCCCCGTCCTCTTTGTCCCAAACACTTAAACTGACTTCTCCCCACGGTAAACCAATCAGATGTTTTTTTGCAGGTCTGATTATGGCCAGAAACATTGCCAATCTGGGAATGCTGTCAATTGGCTCTGGCATTTGTCGAATAGAATAGTAATGATTCGATAGATGAATGAGTTGATTTACGAATGTTTTATTTTTTAATTTGGACCAATCCGGCTCTCGCATGAGATTAACGAGATGCTCTTCATTTTTGACCTCGTTATAAACATGAACATTCAGCAAATCTAATTTGAAATAACCTCTATTTTCTGCATCTTTATAATCAATCGCGGCCATCTCGTTGGCTGCGTCATAGGGGACATCGGTAACATGCACACCGGTGGCGTGTTTGCGGATTGATTCCAGCTTTCTCATGGCAGCAGGAATATGGTCAATTACAGACAGCAACTTAGATCGATCTGCCAAATCGATGTCTACGTCACCAACTGAATTCACTGTAGGTTTCATGTTAAGCTTTCAAAATTCTATACGCTTCTTGTACTAATTCAACCTGACGCACTGCGTCTTCTACTGCTTTGTGCGATGTAGTTTTACCACCATCGCTTAGTCTTACTTTGGCAAGATCATAGATAGTTCGACAATCTCTGACGTTCCAAAATGGCCAAGGATTGTTCATGCCAAGCTGAGCAAATGCATTTTCGGCAATAATAATGTCAAAAGTCGAACCGTTACTCCAGACTGCCCTTTTATTCCAGCAGAACTTGCTCAATTGCTGCATACAATCTTCGAATGAGATTCTGTTTTCTTCTCCAAACGCTTCGTGAATTGCCTCAGGTGATTGCTGTCCCCACCATTCGACTGTTTTTTCATTGATATCTCTTTTGTATTTCTCAGATTGATCATCGATTGTGGGCCTAAGTTCTAACTTTTCAGCTACTCCATTTCCTCGAGGATCAAACCGAACCGCGCCAATCGTTAGAATAACACAGTTAGGAGATGTGCTCAAGGTTTCCATGTCTATCATAATATCACTAGCCATTAGATTCTCCTGTAAAATATCGTAAAACAAATATAAGCCATTTCTCTTCGTTTATAACGGTATAGGTGGCTGTTAAATTACCATCGTGGTCATAGTGCATTTTCACACCATAAGCATCTTTCATCCACTCATCAAACTTGATGAATTCAGCCTGTTCTAAAGAATTCAGTTCTTTAAACTTGAACTCATCATCTTGTAAAGAGTTGAATTCTTTGTTTGCCTTTCTTAAAGCTTCCCACCATTGCCAGCGTTTTTTGTGAAAGCTCACATTAGGATCATCATGATCAAAGTCGTCAAAATTCTTAGGAACTTGCATCAATATCCTCCTTGATCAAGAAGACTTTTAACTTCTTTAGCATGCTCAGGATATCTATGAAATTTGATCGCCCAATTTTCTGGATTTATATACGAAAAAATTAACTTATTCTGAGAATCATTCAGTTTTTCCATGAACTCAATTCCAGATCCACACTGATATAGCATCCATGCACTGATTTTGCCTTTGGTAATTTCATGGCATATCTTATTAGAATTTCCCCATCTTAGAACGTCTTTTGGCAAAATTCCATAAGTTTCAGATAGATCAATGGTAGTTTGAATACTTCTGCTTATAGCATCCAAATGATTTTCGTCGCGTAAATATTCTAGAAGAAATTGATCGTACTTGGTATCTTGTGCCCATTGATCAATACTAATCTTGGAATTCAGTAGCCATTGACAATACTGTAACACATTGATGACTTTGACATCGACACAGTACTTGCCAAATTTAACGAAGGCCGTATAATATGGCGAGTTTATGAAGTCCATGTAAGTTCTGGTTTTAGGCGTGCTGTTTCGCTTATAGAAATCTAGCCAACACTGAAAGCCTAGTTGATTGACTCTACTGTCTCGATCTTGCCAGCGAAACTTGTACTCACATATATGCGCTAGAAATGACTTCTCTCGCACAAATTCTCTATCACAAAACTCACAAACGTGCTTAGGTTTGGCCAGAGTCTTTTTTGTACTGTTCGATGTCATGATCAGTAATGAATTGATTGAGTTGTTCGATGTCATCTATTTTCATTCCTGGATAAATTTCTGCTAAAAATCTCTTTCGTTTCTGCTGTTTAACGAATTCTGATGCTATCTCACTATAGTCATCTTCGCTGCCATTTGGATAAACTTTCTTGTAAAAATCTTTGATCTCACTGTTTTTTGCATCATCTTTCAATCTTGACACTGCGTCTCTAATATGTGGTAGCCACTGACGAAATTGTTTGCCTAATCCAGGGCTACTCGCGCATAGCATCAACCACTGTAGTTTTGGATGCTTAGCGATTTCACTAGATAAAAAATGCTTGTTAGCATGATAATCTGCACTTCTTACGTAATATTCCTGTATTCTAGCATTGCCATTTACCATGCTTACCCATTTCAACATCATGAACGGTACAAACTTTTTTTGCTGTTCAGAACTGAGTCTGTCCCAATATGCATAGTCTTTACGATCTATTGCTTCAAGTGCTTTAAATAGATCGAAATCTTGAGAAGGGAGTTTCATCTCCTCAGCTAATTTAGTCTTCTTTGGGTTCGTCATACACCGCTACTATAGCACCTTCTCCCCATACAGTCTCGGCAATCCTGGTTG